ACTTATCGCCAACAACTTCAAGAGTCCGGTTGTATGAAGGACTGTCTTTCAACTCGTCCAGTACATTGTCCAGTTCAATCTCTTGGTCGTTTACGGTATAAGCTGTTTGCTGGTACTCGCTCGCTTTATCACCATCTAAATCAAGTGGGTTTATACCACCATCTTTCACCAGTTTATTGATAGCCCCAGGATTTTTCTTATCCAGGTCAATCAAGAAACTGATTTTCTCTTCGCTCAAGAGACCGTTATTCTCCAGCATCTTGAGCAATTTGAAGTTTGGCTTCAGAGCAGCCATCTTCTTGTTGTAATGGGCTCCCATCTGCATAAGAGCAATCGCATCATCAACATCCTTGACAGCCATGTCACGTCCATTCGCTTTGAATGGGGCCGTAAGCTTCGTGTACGCTGCCTTGTAGTCAATCTGCTGATCTTTGCCGGACTCAGCCTCAGGCTCGGCAAGGGGTTTGTCCGAAACATTGGGTTTCGCTGCGTCTTTGACTTCTTGCCCATCAGAAGCTCCAGGTTTCGCAGTATCAATTACTGGCTTGTCGTTCTTGACTTCAGCATCTCCGGCTGTATCGTCAGAACTGCCCTGATCAGGAGCATCTTCGTCAGGATCTGGGGTATCGGTACTCTCTTGAACCGTCTCCCCGTCGCCTGACTCACCGCCTTCCGGATCGGCTTCGCCGTCCGAGGCGGAGTCGTCAGTCTCCGTGGAAGCTGAAAGGGGGGGAGGGGGGGCCTTGAGCAAGTCCTCGTCAGACATATCCAGGTAATTCACTGGCTCAGCCGTGGTTTGGTTCTGATCAGCCATTGCTCATCTCCTGCTCGATTTCTTCACGCATGGCTTCACTGGATTCCAGAGAACCCTTGGCCTGATTGGCCAAAGCACACACGGTTTGGAAATAACTGTTGAGGCCACTGATAGTGTCCAGGTCACGGAGAATTGCTGCCTGCTTGTCAGGAGACTGCATATTCGAATCTGCCTTCAAGAAAACAAGGCGAAGCGCCTCATCCTTGAACAAGCCTTCAGAAATGAGGGTCTTGAAGTCACGATTGGTAGATAGGCGAGTCAGGGCTTCGGCCTTCTCAATCACTTTCTTGGCGGATTCAATATCCCGGTCGATTGCGGCCAGTTGGCCTTGAAGATCATTGGTCATAGTTCTCTACCATTGCTTTCTGAAGGTAATAGAGGGTTAAGTAAGTGGCGACAATTCGCTGTCGCCACTATAAGCCAGTTTTATGCAGCTTTCGCTTTGGTCCGTGATTTGATGTATTCCTTGATCAGATCAACTCGACGGTCTTCACGTCGATCCTGACGATCCAGGAGTTTCAACTGAGCCTGACTACGGGCCTGCTCACCATGCAGTTCCTTGGCACGCTCTTGTTTGACACCCGATTCCTGCTCAACAAAGTCCAGATTCTTCAGGTCAGTATCTGCTTTCATATTGCCCTGCTTCACGTTTTCAGTCATAGCCTTGGCACGGTTCAACATGGCCGTGGTTTCAATTTCCATGGCTTCTGCTTCAAGCTTACGGACCTCAGCTTCCATCTTTCGCTGCATGAGGGGATCGGGCTGTGGCTCGAAACTCTCAATCTTGTGGGCCAAGTCAGGCATCTTGCGGAGCTTGGCGATATCCCCGTAGATCATCTTGGCCAGGTCTGGATCCATATTGGCTGCATTGGTTTGCAACATGAAAGCCAGTTGTTCCGCCTTGTTGTTGTCCTCTTCAGCAGTGCTAATGGACAGCTTCAAGTCGAAGTTGCCACCCAGGTCATCCCGTCGAATGGTCACGAAGTCATCATTGGTAACTCGGATGACTTCCTCATCGGACAGGAACTCAGCATTCATGCTGATGATCTTCCGACCGATCTTGACCACACCATCACTCAGGCGACGAAGGATGCCCAGCTCTCGTTTAGATGCAGCGTCCAGGGCACTACGCACACCGGCAGCGACATCACCAAGGGAAGCACCGGAGATGCCGTCATTGGCGTAGGCCTTCACACCTGTCAACGACTCAGCTTCCATGTTCTGCATTTGCAGCATTCCATAGGCCGACTGAGGGATCTCAGGGTAGGTATGCATGAAGACGCTCATGCGAGGATCTGTGCCAGGGTTGTACTCGTAGTCTTGACCCTTATCAAACTTGCGTCGATTGGTCACATCCAAGAAACCCTTGGCAGTACCTGTCTGACTATTGGCAGACTTACCCATGATGTCGATCATGCCGCGTGTGATAGCACCAATGACCTTCTGGTTGTCTTCCAACAGGGAGCCATCAGGCTCACCGTAGATGCTTTTACGCACAGGCAGGTACTGCACAGTGACGAAAGGAACCTTCTTATCAGGGTAAGGGTTCTCTTCCATGCGAATGAGCGTGTTACCTACCCATGCAGCCACGATAGGCTTCACCCTGCCATCACCATCAATATCCCAGAAGCCCCAGTACTCATGGACCACGAACTTTTTACGTGCCTGGTCAGTGAAGTTGAAGTTCTTCGTGCCGTCCGACGTGTCGTGGTCGGGCTGGCCTAGGGGGGTACTCCCCTCGATGTTGATCTTGTCGATATTTTTGTACTTGCCGTCCTTCTCCAATTGAGACTTAGAAGACTCAAAGCTGTAAATCACGAAGCCAGCCTTGTCCAAGTCACCTTGGCAGGAGGGATCAATGATCACATTACGGTAGTCACACACCTCAACAGTGGGGCAGTTCTTCACCGTGCGAGTACGAGTCTCTTTCACGTAGCCTTTGATCACTGGCTGAAGAGGGACACCCTTCTCCATAGACAGCTCATGAGCTTCCTTTAGCTCCTCAGGCACATCGGTGGCGTATTGACTAGGGGATTCCGCCTTCATCTGAGCGATCTGCTCATGCATGGGAGCGTACTCAGGATTGATCACGAACTCTACTTGAGGGAATTCACCCTCATAGTCCTCTTCGTGGAAGTCCCAACCTACTCGGACAATGACCGTACCCTCATCAACAGCAGCACGAACGTACTCATCAATGAAGGTGATCTTGTTGATCTTGGTATTGAACTGGTTGTTCAGTACCAACTGATTCTGCTGTGCAGACTCTCGATCTTCCCAGCTCACCGGCTTCACATTGAACACGTCATCCGTGCTCAGAAAGGGCTCACTGAGGGCAGCGTATCGCCATTCCGCCTGCTTACGGATCAGCTTAGGCACGATCTTCGAACTACCATCAGGCGTCTTGACTGCAGCCTTACCAGTGGCATTCAGGTTATCAAGCCATTCAGCAATTTTTTGCTTTTGGGTGTCATGAGCTGGCTTGGAATCTGTAAGATCCTGCTTCAGATCTTTGATCGACGGGGCCTTAGGCCACTTGGTAAGGGGCGTCTCTTCCACGTCAGTTGAAAGCTGTAGTTCGTTCATAGCAATCCAGTGCATCAGGTAGCTACATTCATTCCATTAACCCATAGGATTACAGAATGCGTATTGAATCAATTCATTTGGGCTTCATTATGCCTACAAAGGCTACCGACAAAGCCGGAGCCTTCGACATTTATATGCCAGAAGCAGGGACTGTAGACGGGATTTCCAGAAAGACAGGGCTTGGATTCAAGGCTGCTGTCCCAGCAGGCCATGTGGGGCTTTTGCTTCCCAGATCCAGCACAGGTGCCGAGTTTGGACTGGAACTGAACAACACCTGTGGGGTCATCGATTCAGATTACAGAGGTGAATGGAAGGCAGCACTCCGTACCAAGAGCGGTCTTTCGTACTCATGGAAAAAGGGAGAGCGTGTCCTTCAATTCCTCATCGTCCCCATCGCCAATGTGGCCCTGGAATTGGTAGATTCGCTTGATGAAACCAGTCGTGGTGAAGGAGGCTTCGGATCCACCGGCAGATAAGCCAAACCAGCCAAAGAAAAGCCCCAATCAAGGGGCTTTTTTCATGGGGTTTCTACTGAAGGGTTCTTTCGTAGTCCACATTCACGTAATGTTCTGGATGCCAGACATCTTTGTGCTCGGTATAGTGAAATTCATCATCAGACCATCGAAGGCAAGGCCCACAAGTCAGGCAGTAGTAGATCGTTGTGTCCTCTGCGACTTCTGCTGGCATCAGGCAAACCCTCGATCTCTCAGCTTGGTATTGCCCGTACCCATGTCAACCTGTAGACCAGCAAACTCAAGCTCTTTACACGCCATCTCGTACTTGGCTGCATAGCTGTTGCCTGCATGAAACTCATTGGTCATCCCAATGGGATTGTTTACCCGGCTTGCGATGAAATACAGCAGTGCCATGAGGTGCGTCTCTGGCAGATCCACTTCCACCATGCTGGGATCGAAATCCACCCCAACGATGATCTTCGGATGGTTTGCTCGATACACCACTTCCAGTTGAGTCAAGCTCAACCAGTCAGGGAGGTATTGGCTTTGGTCCACGATGTCTTCTGGGATTCGTAGCTTCGTTAGCGTCGGGGTGCTGACACTGTACTCGCTAGTGGCGTCATTCAGAGGAAGCTCTAAGCCATCTGGGGTGAGTACCTTCTCTACCTTGATCACGTCATCATTACTTGCCAGTTGATACTCGTATTGGTCAGGGATCAGATCAAGGGTCAGACGCCCTTCCTTCAAGAGGAACCGGGAATGAAGTGCCGTCAATCCCAGATTCACATGAAACGTTAGACGATTGAAGTGGGACTCCCCAACGACGCCGCTTTCCCCTGGATCACCTCCACCAAGATAGACATTAGATAGCTCACCAAAAGCCAACTGGTCAAAGATTTCTACGAGATTCATGGTGATTCCTTAAACGATATACGAAGACATACGGCTAGAAGGTCCAGCTTCATCATCTAATTCCCAAAGAGAAGTCTCTCCAGTGTTAGCCTTATGCAGCTCAGCTTCTTCTGATGGCTTCCAGGGCTTCAACACTGATAGCATCGAGATCGTATCGATGAAGTCATTATGCTTGCTCTTGAAACCAGAAACAGCAACCAGACTCAGCTCATCCATGCACTCGACCATAGTAGCTTCGGTCTTACGCTCTACCGGGAAGAAAACCTTTCGGGCCTTGAACAATGGGACCACCGTATTGAACCGCACCATTTTATTGGTATTCGGCCTGATTCCGGGAGCATTCTCGTTCCCATCGGAAGCCAATGAGAAATAAATGTTCCGTTCCATCATCTGACCTTGGATCCAGGGAATGAATCCGCCTTGCTGCCCCGTGACCTCCACACCCACCGACTGAGGCTTGTACATCTGGCTTAGCCGGAACAGGTCATCAATGTTCTTGTCCATGAGCTGACGCTTGCACACACCATCCACCCACAACCAGTCACCAACATTGTTGTAGGCCCAGACACTGATCACTGAATAGTCGGACTTCTGCTTCTCACTGGTGGCAAAGTCAGTGGTGATGTAGAAGTTGAACTTGTTCTTGTTACGCAGGACAGCATCCAGCCGGTACCAGCCAATGTCACCATCCTGAATAACACGGTCTTCATCAGACATGATTCGAAGCATCAGCTCCTGGTTGAAGGTATCCACCTTACCCAGCTTCACTGCACTGTCGTATTGAGTCTTCACGTACTCATAAGTGAAACGATCAGGCCAGCTACCTCGGAACTCCTCTTTAGCACAGGGGAATACCTCACACACAGGGAACACGTTCACTGCCCAAGCACCAGACTCCACAGCCTTATACAAAGGATCCTTGGCATTGAACGGCGTACCTGACCAAACGATCATGTTCTTGGTTGGGTGCAAGGCGTAGGTCACAGCCTTGTAAACCGTATCCTCTACGGCAGCAATAACAGTAGCCGAGCGTGCATCCTCATCGCTGATCAAGTCATCGAGCACCGCCAACTGAGGACGGATACCCATTTCCTTGGCACCACGAACACCCGTCTTCGCACCATAACCCTTGACGATGAACACCTTGCCATCGGCATTCTTGAACTCCCACCGGATATCCGTGAACCTCACTTCAGGCACGTACTGCTTCAGGAAGTCCGAGTTATCCCAACGGAACTCCAAGTTCTTCCGCATGTTCTTGACGCCGTTCTCAATGGAGTCGGACACATACAAAGCCAGATTGATTTTCCCGAAGCCAGGAAGATCACCATAGGTAGCGATATACAGAAACAAGTACTCACCCATCAGGGTGGTCTTAGCAATCCCTCGGTGACACAGGTTAATGATCCGAGTACCCCCATGGGTAATTGTATCCAACATCTTGTAGTGAACCAGAGGCGTCTTGTTCTCTTCACCTTGGGCACCGTTCACCAGCTTAATGAAGTTGATGAACTCCAGGGCAAAGGCACTTGGCACATAGTTCAGGTCATGCTTGTAGTCCGTGGTGTTGAGGTACTCCTCAACCTTCCACGGTGCCAAGGCTTCTGCTACCGGATCGATCATAGGGGTGTCTTCACTTTCCTGCTCAACTCATCTTGCAGTTTTTTAAGTTCTGCTTTGTATTTGATTCGTTCAGCTTTAATAAAATGAGCTTGGATTAAGACTACATCATGCCAGTAACGGGCTCCAAATACGTTTCTAAGAAACCAAAAGCAAAATCGTTCCCATAGAGTACGGTCCATAGGAAAGAATCGTGTGTTTGTT